TCGCCCGCCGCGCCGGTGTAATCCGGCCCTTCGGTGATCGACGCCGTGCCGGCCACCAGAACGCCGCCAGAGGCCGACAGCGTGTCCGGGGCCTCTGTGACCGCAAGGTCCCCGGAAACCGCTCCAGAGCCCACGGAACCGGCCGCAGAGAGGCTGTCAGCGCCTTCCGTGACCGCGAGGGAGCCTTCGACCAGGACGGCGCCCGCCGAGGCCAGCGTATCGGCCGCCTCGGTGATCGCCGCCGAGCCCTCGACCAGGACCTGGCCGAGCGCGTCGAGGGTGTCGGGGGCCTCCGTGATGGAAGCCGAGCCCGTGATGGTCCCGACTGCACCCTGCGGGCTGAGAAGGGTCAGCAGCATGGAGCGCCCTCCTGGCTAGGCGCTAGGCCGGGGGTTCGTTCCGAAGGATCTTGGCGGCGCGACCGGCGCCGAGGAACCCAGCAGCCTCCAGCGCGGGAAGCCCGTTCAGGATGTCTGGATCATCCAGCCGCACGACGCTCGCTTGGCTGAGTTTGTATTGGTAGACGGCCACCGCCGGCACGGTCTTGGCCGCTTCCAGCAGGCTTGCAATCTCGACATCCGTGAACAGGCGCAGGAAGTCGATCTTGTCCAGTTCCGGGGCGGCAGAGGCTGGCGTTGAGATGCGGGCCAGCACGACGGCCACTAAAGCCTCGGCCTCGGCCTGAGTCATGGGCTGATGGCCTGGCGCCTCCGGGTGGTAGTCCTGCCGAATGATCGCCCAGCCATTCTGGAGGATGGCATAAGCCCACCGGGTGTCGACCTGATAGACCTCGGGCGTGAACATTAGATCAGCACCATGCGCTGCAGCTGCGCCGACGTGTTGGACAGGTAGGTGATGAAGGGAAGCGACTTCCCGTTGGTCGGGTCGTAATACTCATCGAACAGCAGGCGAGCGCCGGAAATGGCCGTGGACTGAGTGATGTTGTTGGTCGTAAGCGGGACCAGTTCGTTCTTCGCCACATTGAACATGAAGAACCGGCCTGTGGCGTCCTTCTGCACGTAAATCGTGCCGTTCCAGTCAGCCCAGGTTGAGCCGGTCGTGAAGGTCTCCGAACCCACGTAGGTGATGCCGGAATACCAAGTGTTCGCCGCGATGTCGTAAACATCGAGGGTGCTGGCGCCCGCAGCCCGGAACGAGTAGATAAAGCGCCCGTTCTGCCTCAGAGCGCCACCGGGGCCGCCCGCAGAGCCCGCACCGTTCCACGCAATGTCAGGGACGTTGGCGATCCAGCTACCGGACGTTCCCGCGCCCGCAGCGCCAGCGCGAGCCGCGCCGGGGGTGATGGTCGCCCACGTGTTGCCGCTGATGCTGTATTTGAACAGCGTGACCGCCGCGCCACCGAGGAACCAGAAAGCGTTGTCGTCGGGCTCGATCACATACCGCGTCGTGGCGTCGAAGGCCGTTGTGACGGCACCGAAGGTCAGCTGCGAGGTCGTGTTCGCCGTGATGACGGAGACCTGTCCCGCGCCGGTTCCGGCCACGGCACGGACCTGTTGCCCAATCCACTGAGACGCCGTCCAGGGTGTGCCAGAACCCGCCGTGATGGTCGTTGTGGAGCCTGCGGAGGCAACGTCCGACCAGAGCCCGCTGATCTCGTATTCGCTGGTCGTGTCAGGGTTGGTTGTCCACGCGGCGTCAACGGTCAGGGTGGTGGCGGTGTTGGAGACGACATAGCGATACTGGCCCGCGCCGGTTCCGCTGATGATGGCCACCATACGCCGGGCAAAGCAGTTCACTTCCCAAGAGCGCGTGGCGTCGGTCAGGGTCGAGGCCGCGCCCGCCGAGGCCGTCCCGAGTTCGACCACGGTTTCCTTGGCCGGGGTGCCGATCAGGCAACCCTCGTTGGCCGTGATAGCGGGGCCGGAAGCGACCGAACGCGAGGTCCAGGCGTTTGTGGCGTAGTCGTAGTAATTGAAGCCGCTGGTCGCGCCGGGGACGTAAAGCCAGAAGCGGCCCGTGAACAGTTGGATGACGCTGGTGTTGTCGAAGGCGGCGGCATAGGTGTCCACCGTGGTAAACACGGCGTTGGCCCCGAAGCCGTTGGCGCGAATGAAGCCCTCAAGGCCCCGGTTGGTCCCCGCCGTCACACGGAAGCGGTAGCCGCCCACGTTGCGGGCCATCGTCAGGGTCGAAGTGAAACTGTTAGTCGTGCCCGCCGAGGCGGTGAAGGACGGGCCTGCCGGGTGAACAAAGCCCGCAGCGCCCGCACCATAGGCGCCCGCCGAGCCCGAGTTCGGCAGTTGCGCGAAGGCTTCTTCCTGCTTGTTATACCAGTAGATCGACGACACGCCCGTCACATAGTAGGCTTGACGGCCAACGTCGTAGGGAAGGTCGGAAACAAGCCCCTGCGTCTGCCCGAGGTTCAGGTTATCGCCCACAAAGATCGTGCCCGCAGCGGACGTAACCGGGGCGGGAGTAAAGACGGGCTCCCAAATCTTGCGGTGGACCTTCTTGCGGAGATTGAGTGTCAGCGACATGTCTCAGACCTGAATGTTGGCATAGATGTGCTGCGGCAAAGACGCCGGGTGATATTGCTGCGACTGCGCCACAACCAAATGATTGCTGGTCGAAAAGGCCGGGGAGGAACCGCCAGCAGTGATTTGCGGCGTGCCGCCGGCAATCTGGTTGGCGTTGATTGCCGCGTTGCTCTGGATGGTGACTTGGAAATCCGCCTGTGTAGAGTTCCGAACCGTGAGCGACGGCGCACCCGACGCCGAGCCCATCTGCCAGACCGAACGCAGGATCATAGCGATGGTGTTCAGCAACTCTTGCGTATAGGCGTTGTCCTCGGCCACCGACCGGACCAGAAGGGCGAGTTCGTTGCCGACCGGATCGGCTGTCGCGCCTTGAGCGTCGCCCTGGTTTACACCGTCGCTGCCAAGCGTGAACTTGACCCGCTGGTGCAGGACGCCGCCAATGTCGTCCGCCGCGATGGATGCGCCGGCGCCAGGTGTGTAGCCGACATTATCCGGCATCAGGCATTGCCTTCAGTCACGGCGAAGGAGGTCACGCTGACCGTCTGGCCGGTGGAGATGCTGGTGTTGTTCAGGTTCAGGTCCGACGCCGAGGTCGAGACATCGCCGTCCATGATCGGCGTGGTCCCGTTCGACTGCCACAGGCGGAACCAGGAGGCCGTGCCCGTCGCCGCCGCCGTGCCGTTGCTGATCGCATTGGCCGTCAGCACGCCGCCGGAAGCCGCCGCCGCGAACGCCGTGGCGTTGCAGGTCAGCTCCACCAGCATGGTCTGCGAGGTGATCGCCGTGTTCGGGTTCGCCGGGCGCGTGCCGTTGTAGATCCGCAGCTTCGCCGAGGTTCCGGTCTGCGAGGTCACGCTGTCCATCTTGGCGTTGCGGACAGCCGTAGCGTATTTGATCGCCATGTTTCAGGGCCTCAGTAGTCGGTGATGACGTTGTATTGGCGGTAAAGCCCGCGAACCGGGACATCCGTCCGAAGCGGGCCGACGATGGGCTTGTCAGAGACGCGCATGGCCTCAAGGGCCTGGTCGAACAGCGCCTTCCAAAGGGTCAGCGCCTCGGTGTCGCGCAGGTAGGGCGCGGCCTGCATCAGGGCGCCGTAGAGGTAGACATCCGGCCCCTGCTCCAGCAGCCAGTTGGTCGGGTTCGCGTCCGACAGGGCCGGGATGCGCTGCGAATAGACCAGGGTTCCCACATACTGCTGGTCCGGGATCGGCCAGATTTGGAACTGGTCGCCGATCAGCGTGAAGAAGCGCGGGATGGTCGGCTGGATCGAGTTCGCCAGCGCCTCGGAGATTTGCGCCGGCGTGGCCTGGATGAGCTGGTAACCGTTGCCCTGCCCGTCCACGATCCTGAACGACAGGACCTCGAGGAAGTCGGCCGGGGCGGCGAAGAATTGGGTGTCGATGTTGGCCGTCGCGCTCGCCTGCATCTCGCGGGCGCGCTGCGTGCGGCTGATATGCACCTCCGCGAGGGAGATGAAGTCGGGGATCACCGCCGTCAGGTCCGAGCGGTTCAGCCAGCTGGCCACCGCCGTCTTCAGGTCGCTGTAGGTCGAAATGGCCATGCGGTCCCCCGGAAGAAAGGGGAGAGGCCGAAGCCCCTCCCCTCCTGTCGATCAGCTGGATCAGCTGTTGTGGAGACGCGCGGCGAGCTGGGCCCGCAGCGTCTTGTAGCCGTAGAGGACATCGAGACGAGTGGGGAACTTGTCGTTGTTGATGTCGTACTGGCGGACCACCCGCATCGAGATGCCGTCCATGACCTCGCGGGCGGCGAAGTCCACGCCGTTCGGCATGACCAGGTCGGCCGTGGCGAAGGCGAAGGCTTCCTTCTGGTAGAGCAGCGAGGTGCCCACCGCCGTGGAGGCCGTGCCGGCGAAGGTGATGGCGGCGGTGGCCGAGGTGGTCGGGATGACCACGTTCTGGCGGCCGCCAGCCAGCACGATGGCCGGGGAGAACGACACAGTGCCCGCGCCGCCGGCGTAAGCCGCCGTCACCACGAACTGCTGCGGGGTGCCCGTGTTGGCCTTGGTCTCGGGGTGAACCGCGAACACGTTGCCGATGGTGAACACGTCGCCCACGTTCATCGCGCCGGTGCCGGTGGCCACGGTCATGGTCGAGACCGGGGTTTCCGAGATCGGCAGGACGCCCACGAGGGTGGAGGTGGTGTAGGAGGCGTTGGCCGCACCGCGGGTGTGCTTGCCCCACATGGTGTT